GTCAAAGGATGGTAAAGGTGGTTGGGTCAACGTTGTCACAGGTGGGACTTGCGCCAGTGATGAACCAGGAGAAGGAACTCCCAAGTGTGTCTCCTCATCAAAACGAGCAAGCATGAGTAAGTCCGAAAGACTCTCTGCGTCTCGTCGCAAAAAGAAAGCAGATCCAGGACAACAATCAAAATCTGGTGCTGCCAAACCAACTTACGTTTCTACTGATAAAAAGAAAATGAAAGAAGAAGTATTTTCAGAAGAAGACAAGAAGGGTAAGGGTAGTGGAACGAAAGATGCCTGCTATCATAAGGTCAAGTCTCGTTACTCTGTATGGCCTTCTGCATACGCATCTGGTGCCCTTGTAAAGTGCCGTAAGAAGGGTGCTGCTAATTGGGGTAACAGCACTAAGAAAGAAGGTTTCTCACCTTCTCAAATTGCTGCTCTTGAAGCAAATGGTTTTGTCGAGACAAACAAACTTGGTGAAGCATGTTGGAAAGGATATGAGAAGAAAGGTATGAAGACTATGTTTGGAAAAAGATATCCAAACTGTGTCAAGAAGACGAAGAAAGAAGAGTTTGAAGTACAAGAAGCAGCTACCATTCCTCGTCAGAATGGTCAAGTCATGAGAATCTTCCTCACCTTCCGAGGTAAGTTCTATATGACTCAATTGTTCTTCCCATCACTGCGAGTTCCTAGTAAGGCAGAGATTACAGATGCTGTTCAAAAAGTATATCCAGATGCTCGCGTTACTCAGTATTCTCCATCCAGTCCTGATCCAACTCAACCATTGATCAGAGTTGCTGAGGAGAAGAATGATGGAACGAATGATTCGTTAGATCGTAGAGATCAAATGATTCAACGTAGACAACTTGTTCTCAATCGTCAGAAACTTCAACTTCAACAAAAAGCATTGAAGTCAAAGAAAAAGACTGATATGAACGTTCAGACAGAAGCAAAGAGTGCTGCATGGCAACGTAAAGAGGGTAAGAACAGAGAAGGCGGTCTCAATGAAAAGGGTCGTAAGTCTTATGAGCGTGAGAATCCTGGTTCTGATTTAAAAGCACCTCAACCTGAGGGTGGTCCTAGAAAAAGATCTTTCTGTGCTCGCATGGGTGGAATGAAGGGACCAATGAAGGATGAGAAGGGTCGTCCAACCCGTAAAGCACTTGCACTGAGAAAGTGGAAATGCTGATATTGTATCATTTTGATACCAACATATAAATAAATAGGAATTATACTAAATTTTATAGTTCACATGGACACGAAATCCTGCCCTAAATGTGGGGCAACATGGGTAGATGGTCAACACTATTGGCACACTGGTAAGATTGGCAGCGAAGTTGATTTAGCTGGATTAGTGTGCAATAACCTTGGCGATGAAACATGCGTCAATCCGATGGTTGGATCAGAGATCGGAGACACTTGGGAAAAACGATTAGTTAGTTTGAGAAAGTATGGAAAAGAAGACTCCTCAGGAGAGATTGAAAATCTGTGAATCCTGTGAATACTTAAAGGGTAAATATAAGAGGTGCTCTATTTGCAATTGTTTTATGGAAGTTAAGACAAGATTTCCGTTTGCAAAGTGCCCACATAATCCCCCTAAGTGGACTTGATATGGATAATGGAATCTATCTTGGTAATCCCAATCTAAAAAAAGCAAATACTCAGATTGAGTATACTGAGGATCAAGTCCAGGAGATGATTAAGTGCCAGGCTGATCCTGTCTACTTTGCAAAAAAATATGTAAAGATCGTCAACGTTGATGAGGGTCTTGTTCCTTTTGAGATGTGGCCATTTCAAGAGAAACTAATCAATCGATTTCATGAGAATCGATTCAACATCTGCATGATGCCACGACAGACTGGTAAATCTACCACGTCGGTTTCTTATTTGTTGCATTATGCAGTGTTTAATAATAATGTAAACATTGGCATTCTAGCAAACAAAGCATCTACGGCAAGAGATCTTCTGGGTAGATTACAGACAGCATATGAGAATCTTCCAAAGTGGATGCAGCAGGGTATTCTTGCATGGAACAAAGGTAGTCTTGAATTAGAGAACGGTAGTAAGATCCTTGCAGCATCTACATCTGCTGCTGCCGTTCGTGGTATGTCGTTCAACATTATCTTCTTGGACGAATTTGCGTTTGTTCCAAACCATATTGCCGACGACTTTTTTAGTTCAGTTTATCCTACGATTTCATCTGGTAAGTCTACCAAGATTATTATCGTATCTACCCCTAAGGGTATGAACCACTTCTACCGCATGTGGCATGATGCGGAAAGAGAGCAAAATGAATATGTTCCTACTCAGGTTCATTGGTCAGAAGTACCAGGTAGAGATGCCAAGTGGCGAGAGCAAACAGTTAAGAACACATCAGAACAGCAGTTCAAGGTTGAGTTTGAGTGTGAGTTCCTAGGATCTGTTGATACATTAATTGACCCGGCAAAGTTGAGGAGTTTAGTGTATGAGGCTCCCATGACTTCAAACAATAGTTTGGACGTGTATGCTGATCCGGAAAAAGATCATGACTATGTTTGTACAGTTGACGTGGCAAGAGGTGTTGGAGAAGACTACTCTGCATTTATTATTGTAGATATTACATCTTTCCCACATAAAATTGTGGCAAAGTATAGAGACAATCATGTCAAACCAATGCTGTTTCCAAATATCATTTACTCAACAGCTAAGGCATACAATGAAGCATTCATTCTTACTGAGGTAAACGACATTGGAGATCAGGTAGCAAGCATTTTGCAATATGATCTAGAATATCAAAATTTACTGATGTGCTCTATGAGAGGTAGAGCCGGTCAAGTTGTTGGTCAAGGATTTTCTGGAAGCAAGACTCAGTTAGGAGTCAAGATGTCTAAGACTGTTAAGAAGATTGGGTCTCTTAATTTGAAGACCATGATTGAAGCAGATAAAATTCTTTTTAAAGACTACAACGTTATTAGTGAACTAACTACCTTTATTTCAAAGAGTAATTCTTTTGAGGCGGAAGATGGATGTAATGATGACCTTGCTATGTGCTTGGTCATCTATGCTTGGTTAGTGGCACAGGATTATTTTAAAGAACTAACTGATCAAGATGTTCGCAAAAGACTTTACGAGGAACAGAAGAATCAAATTGAGCAAGACATGGCACCATTTGGATTCTTAGATGATGGATTAAATACTGAATCCAGTTTTGTTGATAGTGATGGTGATAGATGGCATCTTGATGGCACCTATGGTGATGCACAAGGTGGTGCTGATTATATGTGGAACTATCTGTAATGGACTTAGACGATCAAATTAGTCTTGGACACTTTCTCCTCAATGATAGAACTTGTAAAATTTGCAGAGAAACGAAAAATTTAGTTGAGGGATTTTACAGAACTAGAAAGGATAAAGGACCGGTCCCATCTTCATATGCATATGAATGTAAGGAATGTACCAAGAAGAGAGTATTGAAGCACAGGAAGGCACACAACTACTTCAAAGAGTGGAAATATCCTGATTGGTAGGTATTCACGTCTCAGTTCCCCCTCTCAAAACATTCAAAACAATAAATATTCTTAGACAAATATGGACCTAACGGAGTAAACAATGGCAGTAGCATTATTGTCTCCTGGTGTACTAATTAGAGAGGTTGACCTCACTGTTGGTAGAGCCGAGAACGTTTTAGATAATATTGGTGGCATTTGCGGACCTTTCCAAAAGGGTCCTATTGATGAGTGCTATACTGTTGAGACAGAGCAAGAGTTAATCGAAGTATATGGTAAACCGATCAGCACTGATGCCCAATATGAATATTGGATGAGTGCTAGTTCCTTCCTTACCTATGGCGGTGTTCTTAAAGTTGTAAGAACTGATGGCGCAACTCTTAACAACGCTAATGCCGGTAACGATGTATATGCAGATACAAGTTTAAAAATTAAAAATTATGATGATTATAGCGAGAACTATCAGACAGACACTGGTTGGAACTACGCTGCTAAAACTCCTGGTAAATGGGCAAACGGTCTGAAAGTTTGTTTCATTGATGACCTTGCAGACCAAACTGTTGGTGTTACTACTAGCAGTCTTGCTGGTATGGGTATCACCGTTGGTTATGGTGTTACCGTTGGTCTTACGAACTTGGTAGTTCCTAATGCTGCCGCTGGTACACTTTCCACAATCACAACCGGATATCTGAAAGGTATTGTTACTGGCGTTAAGACAGACTCCACTGGTAGCAATTCTTCCTTCGACGTTAAGTGGACAGATAGGATTAACGCTGTTGGTGTTGGATCTACTGCAACTAAGATTTCATACGCTAAGAACGATCCAGCAGCATCTCTTGCCGTTGGTAGCACTGTTCAATCGGATGATAACCTCTTCTTTAACCAAGCGAGTGGTGCTGTTGCAAACTCCACCATCTATGCTACTGGTATTGATGCAGTCTCAGCAGTTGACTGGTATGATCAGCAACAACTTCCAATCGAAAATGGAACTGTATTCTGGAAATCGATCGCACCACGTCCTGTAACCAATAACTACGTTTCTGAGCGTCAAGGTTACAACGATGCCATGAACATCTGTATCGTTGATGATAACGGTGCTGTAACTGGTATTCAAGGCAACATTGTTGAGAAATTCTCTTCACTGTCCAAAGCACTTGATACTGTTTCATCTGTAAATGCTCCTCAGAAAATCTGGTACAAGGACTTCCTTGCTGATTTCTCTGGATATGCATACGCTGGTTACAACCCATCACAAGACGAAGATTCCTTCTGGGGCACTGTTCCCAGAGCAACTGGTTTCGCTACACACTTCACGCCTCTTTCGACTGGCGAAGGTCTCTGGGGACAAAATGCTCAGGGTATTACTTACGCCGCAATCGGTAACGTTGGTTACGCATTTAGTGGTGGTGTTGATTACAGCGCAACTGGTGGACATAAAGCAACGTTGGGCGATCTAATCACTTCATACAACCTCTTCAAGAATAAGGAAGAGTTGGAAGTTGATTACCTGATCATGGGTCCATCAATCAACGGCGTTGAAGAGTCCCAAGCTAAGGCAAACAGACTCATCTCGATTGCCGAACAAAGACAGGATTGTGTTGCAGTTGTTTCTCCTCACAGATCTGGTGTTATTGGTATTGTTGATGATGACACTCAAACTTCAAACATCTTGAAATTTGCCAACGGAGTTAAGTCTTCTTCCTATGGCATCATTGATTCTGGTTATAAGTACACTTATGACCGCTTTAATAACGTCTTCCGTTATATCCCAACGAATGGTGACGTTGCTGGTCTCATGACCCGTACTAATATTAGAGCATTCCCTTGGTTCTCACCTGCTGGTCAACAGCGTGGTGTACTAAACAATGCTGTTAAACTGGCATTCAATCCTAATCAAAATCAGAGAGACGAACTTTATCAGGCACGTGTGAACCCGATTTCATTCCAACCTGGTATTGGTATTCTTCTCTTTGGTGATAAGACTGCCCTTGGTTATGCCTCCGCGTTCGATAGAATCAACGTTAGGCGTCTGTTCCTCACTGTGGAGCAAGCCTTAGAGGGAGCTGCGAAAGCTCAACTATTTGAACTCAACGATGAAATTACGAGAGCAAACTTCGTAAACATTGTCGAACCTTACTTACGTGACGTTCAGGCGAAGAGAGGAATCTATGACTTCCTCGTTATTTGTGACGAAACGAATAACACTCCTGACATCATTGACAACAACGAGTTCAGAGCGGACATCTTCCTGAAACCCGCCAAGTCTATCAACTACGTCTCCCTCACATTTGTTGCCACCAGAACTGGTGTTAGCTTCGAGGAAGTCGCTGGTAGAGTCTGATCTTAAATCCCTCACTTAACGAAGATTTCTAGGAGAATAACAAATGGCCGAAGCACCACAAATTAAGACTCTATCTAATTTTAAGTCTACTCTCAAAGGGGGCGGCGCTCGCCCCAATCTATTTGAGGTAACTATTCCTGAGTTTCCCTCATATGTCACCAAAGATGGTGAGATGTTGAAAGACCTTTCCTTTATGTGTAAGGCAGCAAACATGCCTGCATCTAACGTTGCATCTATCGATGTTCCTTTCAGAGGTCGCACTCTGAAAGTTGCTGGCGATATAACATTCGATCCTTGGACCCTCACCATCATCAATGATGAGGATTTCCGGATTCGCCACGCAATGGAAATGTGGATGAACGGTATTAGTAAGTTGTCGAATAATACCGGCGCTTCTAATCCAAACGCTTACATGACTGATGCTTATGTTTATCAGTTAGGTAGAGGTTCGTCTGGTCAGATTGAAACCACGACTGCTGTTCCTGATGCAGGTCAGGGAAGAATCCAAACCACCAAAGCAAACGTTCTGAGATCATATCGTTTCTACGATATCTTCCCAACCGCTGTTTCCGAGATTGCTCTTGGTTACGACACTGAGAACACCATTGAGGAGTTCACCGTCGAGTTCCAAGTTCAATACTTTGAAGTTGCTGGTGGTCCTGGCGCACTTAACTAAATAACTATATACTAGTCAACGAATATTATAATGGCAAAACTGTTTGGTTTTTCTATTGAAGATTCCGAAGAGGAATCTAAATCAGTGGTCAGTCCCGTTCCTCCCGCACAGGAGGATGGGAATGACCACTATGTCACGTCTGGATTTTTTGGATCTTACGTTGACATCGAAGGAACATTTAAAACTGAAATTGATCTAATTCGTCGTTATAGAGAGATGGCTCTCCACCCAGAAGTGGATAGTGCGATTGAAGATATTGTAAACGAAGCTGTTGTAAGCGACCTTAATGATAGTCCTGTTGAAATTGAACTATCAAATCTCAATGCTTCGGAAGGAATTAAGAAAACTATTAGACAAGAATTTAAAAATATCAAAGATCTGTTAGATTTTGATAAAAAATCTCATGAGATTTATCGCAACTGGTATATTGATGGTAGATTATATTATCATAAAGTCATTGATTTAAAGGCACCAAACGAAGGAATCAAAGAACTTCGTTATATTGACGCAGCAAAGATGAAATTTGTTCGTCATGCAAAGCAACAGAATAAAGAACTAGGTGTCAGGAAGCAGGAACTGTCTTCTCTTGATATGGCATTTCCAGAATTAGAAGAATACTTTGTTTATACACCAAAATTAAATCAACCCATGTCTAACATGGGAGCATCTAGTGATCAAAAGGGTGTAAAATTTTCAAAAGATTCTATCACCTATTGCACATCAGGATTAGTTGATAGAAATAAGGGATCAACTCTATCATATCTTCACAAATCAATCAAAGCACTCAATCAACTTAGAATGATTGAAGATAGTCTTGTCATTTACAGACTGTCAAGAGCACCAGAACGTAGAATTTTCTATATTGATGTTGGTAATCTTCCTAAGGTAAAGGCAGAACAGTATCTGCGTGACGTTATGTCACGTTATCGCAACAAGTTAGTGTACAATGCTAACACTGGTGAGATTCGTGATGATAAGAAAATGATGTCGATGATGGAGGACTTCTGGTTACCTCGTCGTGAAGGTGGTCGTGGTACTGAGATCACAACTCTTCCAGGTGGTCAAAACCTAGGAGAGATTACCGATATTGAATATTTCAAGAAGAAACTTTATAAGGCACTTAACGTTCCCATCTCTCGTATTGAGGGTGATGGTGGATTTAACCTTGGTCGTTCTTCTGAGATTCTAAGAGACGAACTCAAATTTAGTAAGTTTGTTGGTCGTTTGAGAAAGAGATTCTCAGCAATGTTCTTGGACATGTTGAAAACTCAACTGCTGCTCAAAAACGTTGTCACTCCCGAAGATTGGGAAGTGATGAGTGAGCACATTCAGTTTGACTTCCTCTATGATAACCACTTCTCTGAACTCAAAGAAGCAGAACTCATGGAGAATAGAATTAATTTGGCAACTTTGGCAGAACCTTATGTTGGCAAATACTATTCACAGGATTATGTACGACGTAAGATCATTCGTCAAACTGATGCTGACATTCTCGAAGAGGATGCAAAGATTGAACAGGAAATCAAAGACGGTATTATTGTTGACCCATTAGAGGCAGCAATGGCCGTTGACGGTTTTGAACCTGGTCAACAACAACCACAAGAAGGCGCTGTTTCTAGTAGTCCGGCACTTGGTGCAACACCCATGGAACCGGATTTAGAGAAGCAAGGTAAGAAGACCGAAGCACCCGAAGGTGGAGAAATATAAATAACTTATAGTCTTAGTATATTACTAAACAATGGAAGAATTAATGGATCTTATGGTGACTGGTGAATCTGGTTCTGAGGTTTCAGATAAAATCAAAGAACTTCTGTATGCAAAAGCAGCAGAACGAGTTGAAAATCTTAAACCTAATGCATCGGCAGGACTCTTCGATACCGAAGAAGGTGAAGACACAATTGACACGGAAACAGAGGAAGAGGAGTAATGGCTCACAATCCAATCGCAGATAGTGGAACTACATTAGCAAGTGCAAGTGGTGCATCGTCACAATCTAGTGCGATGGCAGTTAAAACTGATTCTTTGAGAATCACTAATAACGGCACTAAAAATGTCAGCGTTGCTATTGGAACAAATCCAACAGCGACTGCAAATGATTACAGCGTTTCTAAACAGGAAACGGAGATTCTGAGTCTTACTCCAAAATCTCAACCAGTTATTGGCATCACTACCGGCACATCAACAACTCTTCATTTTCCAGAAGGGACTGGTTGTGCTTTTAATGTTGGCGACACTGTTTCTGTTACTGGACTTACTCCTTCCTCTTTAAATTTCTCACATAAACCAGTTCAGAGTGTATTAGTTAACTCTTCCTCTCAACCTGGATTCTTCTCTACCCGTGCTGTTATCACTCATGATAGTAGTGCATCTACTGTTGGTGGTGCTAGCACTGCGACATTTAATGGTGGTATGGTCAGAAATTCTATAAAAGCCAGCATCTTCTCTGATGGTACTGGTTCTACTGTTAACTTTATTCAAATTCAAGCAGCCGGAGGCGGATCCTAATGAAACTCATCACAGAAGAAATTGAATCAGTTGAGTTTCTTGTTGAATCGAGAGGTGGCAAGAAATCCATGTATATTGAAGGTGTATTCCTTCAAGGAAACATCAAGAACCGTAATGGTCGCATGTATCCTATGGAGACACTTCGCCGTGAAGTTGGCAGATATAATGAAAATCATGTTGCCAAAGGTAGAGCCCTTGGTGAACTAGGTCACCCCGAAGGTCCTACCGTAAATCTCGATAGAGTCTCTCATAAGATTGTATCTCTTAGAGAAAACGGTTCCAACTTTATTGGAAAAGCAAAAATCCTCAACACCCCAATGGGTAAGATTGCTGCTTCTCTGGTAGAAGAAGGTGTCAAACTCGGTGTTTCTTCCCGTGGTATTGGTTCTTTGAAAATGACACGTGAAGGTGTCAATGTTGTTGGTGATGATTTTATGTTGGCAACTGCTGCTGACATCGTTGCTGATCCTTCTGCTCCTGATGCTTTTGTTGAAGGTATTATGGAAGGAAAAGATTGGGTATGGGATGGCAGTATTCTTCGTGAGAAGTATGCTCAGAAAACATATGCAACGATTAACACCCTAGTTGATCAGAAAAAACTCGATGAGAATAAATTAAATTTATTCAACGAGTTCTTGCAAAACATTTAAATATAAATAAATAAAGATAATACCAATACAGGTTTATTACGGAGTAGCTACAAATGTCACGTGGAAAATCACTACAAGAAATGGAAGTAAAGACACAGCAATCCCGCACCGCTGTTAATTCAGGCGCAAAAGCGGGTGATTCTATGCCAACAATGGCGGATCCTGGAACTCAATTAGGTTCTGTGGAAGATCTCGGAGGTCCAACTCCTGAGAACTACAAACCCGATGATGATTCAGCGAAGCTGAAAACTCCCGGTGGCAGCTTAAAGCAAGTATCCGATGTTGTAAACAAAGGTGCTGGTAAAGCAGACTCTACTCCTACAATGAAAAAAGAAGAAGAAGAACTCGATACCGAAGCAACTATTGAAGAGGACCAAGAAGTCTCTGATGAAGTTGTTGCTGAGGAAGAAGTGGTAGAAGAGATTGACGTTGAAGACGACGTTAATGCTCTCCTCGGTGGTGAAGAACTTTCCGAGGAATTCAGAGAGAAGGCAAAGACCATCTTTGAAGCCGCACTTAAATCGAAGATTTCTGGAATCAAAGAACAATTAGAAGCACAGTATTCTGTTGCACTTGAAGAAGAAGTCGAAGAAATGAAGGTTGCACTTCAAGAGCGTGTTGATTCATACTTGGAATATGTCGCTGATGAGTGGCTCCAAGAGAATGAACTGGCTGTTGAACGTGGCCTTAAAACTGAAATGACTGAATCCTTCATGGAAGGTATGAAGTCACTATTTGAAGAACATTATGTATCAATCCCTGAGGAAA